GACATCGACTAGTTCGCTCCCGAGCTAGTCGAGTAGTAGAAGGGAAGAGCTAATGCCAGCAATTATTACAGCGTCACAGCTGCGATCCGTCCTAGGCGTTAGCTCTTCTCTCTATTCGGACGCTTATCTCGATGAAATCATCGACACAGCCGAGCAAGTTATTCTTCCGCTTCTCGTACAGAACTCGACAGCTATTGTCGAGTACGAATTAACTTCTAACGTCGCCAAGTTCTACACTCGACGGACACACCCTTTCGTCGTAGGACAGTCGATCGTCGTTACTGGACTTCCAGCTCCATTTACAGCCACGCACACTCTTACAGTGGTTACAGATTCTTCGTTCTCTGCGGCTCTTACATCTACAGACGTAACACGTCGCCAGATCATTCCAAACGGAACGGCAACTCTTAGCGGCTATTCAGCTGCGACTCTCTACGCGGGTAACGCGTCGATCGAGTCCGCGATCTATGCCGTATCCATCGAAGTCTTTCAATCTCGCACAGCTGCGGGTGGTCAGATCGAAGGTCTCGACTTCGCTAGTTCGCCTTATCGCATGGGCCGCAGTCTCCAGAATCGCGTAATCGGTTTATTAGGTAATTACATCGACGTCGAAGTTATGGTCGGATAAAGTGACAGCTTCGACAATTCTTTCAAGTGTACGCAGTCCGTTAAAGACAGCGATCTCAGGAGTAGCGGCTAACGTTTACGATTCAGTCCCAGAAGCTCCGATCGTCCCATTCGCGGCAGTCGTCCCGAATGTGCCGTATCTACAGCCAAGTCTTCTTGGAAAAGATAAAGTAAAAGTAAGAGTCAATCTAATCATGACAGTAGGCGTAGCGATCTACGATAACCAGAGCGCACTCGATAACATCGAACAGCTCGTAATTAGCATTCTGGCGGCTATTCCGTCAGGGTACGAAGTCGGGGACGTATCGAATCCGATTCCGTTAAACATAGGCGCGTCAGAGATTCTCGCTTGCGAGATTCAGCTTTCGACTTATTACACACAGACCAACTAGGAGACAAACATGGCCACGACCGTAATCACTGGGCGCGATCTATCGTTTACGATCGCGACCACTTCTTATAACGAACAAGCTACAGCCGCGACACTCAGCGCGGACGTAACTATCGACACATACGACACTTTAAGCGGAAAAGCTTATAAATCGGTAGACAAGCAGTGGACTTTCGACGTAGAGATGCTTTCAGACTGGGGCGCAAGCGGTTCACTCTGCGAAGCTCTATGGACTGCGGCAGAGACAGCTCCAAACACGACTCTAGCTGTATCTCTTACAGCTGTAACAGGAGCAGTCTTCGCGTTTAACGTTCTTCCAGTATTCCCAAGCGTGGGCGGCACATCACCAAGCGCGCAGACTGTTAGCATGAGCTTTACAGTCGTGGGAACACCATCAGAGACATTTAGCTAAAAAACAGAATCGGGAGCGAAAATGAAAATAGAACTAGAAGTAACTTATCTCAGCGGAGAGGTCGCTACATTCGTAGCGGCCAATCCCGAGTGGGTTAAGTGGGAACGTAAGTTCAACGTAACAGTGAACGAAGCGGATTCGAAACTAGGACTCGAAGGGCTTAACTTCTTGGCTTATCACGCTATGAAGCGCGAAGCAGCGGGAAACCCTGTTAAGCCTTTCGAGGTCTGGATCGAAACTGTGGAAGCTATTACTAGTAAGAAGTCCGACCCAAAAGCTGGCCCGTCGGAAGCTTAAATAGGACTCTTATCGAAGTAGCAATAGCTACCCAGATTCCTATGAGCGAATGGCAGACGACGGAAGATTTACTAACAGCGATCGAGATCTTGGAGAGACAGAATGGCAGGTAAGAAGGGCGTCTACTCGATAGAAGTCGAGCCAGCCGCGCTTAAAAACTTGATCCAGACTCTTAATCTTCTCGATAAAGAAACACAGAACGAGATTCGCGACGCAGCTCTGCCACTGTCTAAGCGTCTAGCTGGCCAGCTCATGATGAGCGCGCAAGGCGCGCCAGCTCCGCAGACTAAGCTCGTAGCTCAGACGATCACAGCTAAACGCGATCGTCTTATTCGCGTCGACATCGGCGGCCCGAAGAAGGTCGGTCGTAAGTACGGCGGAGAATCTTCCAAGAGCGGTAAAGGGAACAAGGTTCGCCAGAACGCAGCTCCAGCGGGCGCGCTTCTCTGGGGAACGGAGTACGGCGGCGGACGCGGTACGGATTCACTCGGTCGCGCATACACAGACAGATTCAAGGCTCCACGCAATAAGCGCGGCTACTGGATCGCTCCAGCGGTTGACTATTACACGCCTATAGTCGCGAAAGAATACATAGATCTCATTCAGGGCGTAATTAAGAAAGTAGGTCTGGACTAATGGCTGGCATTCCAAAAGTTAAGATAACTTTCGACGCGGACTTCGACGAATTAAAAAAAGGCGTCAAGGGCGCGCAAAATGAAGTTCAAGGCTTCTCAGACAAGATCGGCAAGTTCGGCAAGGTAGCCGCTGCCGCTTTTGCAGCTGCCACAGTGGCGGCCGCAGCTTACGCGGGCAAGCTTCTCATCGATGGCGTTAAGTCTGCTATCGCAGACGAAGCCGCTCAGATCAAACTAGCGACTTCTCTAAAGAACGTTACTAATGCGACAGATGACCAGATTAAAGCTGTCGAAGAACAGATAACTAAAACGTCGCTTCTTACAGGACTTACAGACGATGAGCTTCGCCCATCTTTAGATCGACTTGTTAAGGCTACGAAAGACGTTCAGAAAGCCCAAGAATTACAAGCGATCGCGATCGACGTCGCGGCGGGCAGCGGTAAAAGTTTAGAAGCGGTTACGAATGCCATGGCTCGCGCAGCCGAGGGGAACACGACAGCTCTCGGAAAGTTAGGCGTAGGACTCACTTCTGCACAGCTTAAAACTATGTCGATGGACGACATTACTAAAGCTTTAGCTAAGACTTTCGAGGGACAAGCTTCTAAGCAAGCCGATACTTTCCAAGGCAAGATGGCGCGTCTTACTGTTGCATTCGATGAAGCTAAAGAGACTGTAGGTTCTTACGTCCTCGATGCGATTACTCCCATGATCTCGGCATTCGTCGATAAGGGAATCCCAGCTATTCAGAACTTCGCTTCTGGATTATCCGTAACGCTGGGGCCAGCGTTTACGGCTATCTTTAAGGTCGTCCGCGATGATCTTCTGCCAATCATTCTAAAGTTCTGGAACTTCTTAGCGACGGAGTTCATTCCAGCGTTAGGCGCAATCTTCGGGCCAGCTCTTCGTGGTCTAGCTAATGCGTTTACGACAATTAAGAACGCTGTCTCCGACAACTCGGACGAACTAGCTCCTCTCCTTGCACTCTTTAAGGCCATCTGGACATTCACGAAAGATAACCTAGCTCCGCTTCTGGGTGGAGCGTTCAAGCTTGCACTTGAAGGAATCGGCTTATTAATTGGTGGATTAGTTACAGCTTTCGGAAAATTCGTGGCCTTGTTGACTTCGATCTATAACGGAGCTAAGCGAGTAATAGACCTTATTAAGAATAATCCGATTACGAATCTCTTCGATGGTGGAGCTAAAGGCTTAAAAGCTTCCGTCCCATTCCCAGAAGAGATCGGTGGCGGAATGACTTTCGATACTGGCTTCGGCGGTGGCGGCGGTACATACGCTCCGTCTGCGGGATCTCCTACTTTTACAGGCGCGCCGCTGTCTGCTTATTCTCCAGCTATGCAAGCTGCGATCCTACGACGTGAAGAGTTAAAGGCCGAGACCGAAAGACTTCGAGCAGAACGCGAAGCTAATGCAGCTGCTCGCTTGGAATCAACTGGCGGCAAGTCAACAGCCGAGCGAATCACTATTAACATGGGCATAGTCGGAGATCCAGAAGGCGCAGCTAGAGCAGTCGTCGACGTACTTAACCGATCAGCCGCTCGCGGTGGTGGTGGCTTCAATAGCTTAGTGAGCGTCTAATGAGCCTCTGGACTCCCGAATGGCAGGTCTCAATTAATGGCGGCGGAGATTACACGAATCTAACTCTGGCGACTTTATCCATTACTTCTGGCCGTACCGACATCTATTCACAGCCTCGCGCTGGCTACTGCTTCGTCGAAATCATTAATCTAGACGAATCGCCTATCGAGATCGACGTTAACGATAACGTCCTAATCAAGATCAAGGATTCGACAGGGACGTTCGTTAATCTATTCGGTGGCGACGTTACGGACATTCAAGTCCAAGTCTTAAACACCAGCGGCACACAGTCGAACCAAGTTATCCGCGTTACTGCTCTTGGAGCTTTAGCCAAGCTTCCGTCTAGCCTTACAGAAGGCGTTCTAGCTAAAGATCACGATGGCGATCAGATTTACGCAGTTCTAACAGATCTACTTCTAAATAACTGGAACGAAGTCGCTCCGTCTTTAACATGGGATAACTACGATTCTGGAACTACGTGGGCTAATGCCGAGAACGTAGGACTAGGCGACATCGATCGCCCAGGAGATTACGAACTAACAGCTAGAAGCGCGTCCACGACGGACATTTATTCGCTTATCAATTTACTGGCCACTTCTGGACTTGGTTACATCTTCGAAGATGCTTCTGGCCGAATCGGGTACGCAGACAGTACCCATCGCGCGCAGTATTTAGCAGCTAATGGTTATACCGAGATCTCAGCTGGAACAGCTCTAGCTTCTGGAATCTCGACGATAAAGCGCATCGCAGACGTTCGCAACAAGGTAACGATTCAATACAAGAACGGCCAAGAAGCTTCGGCCATCGATACAGCATCGATCGGAATCTATGGGCAACAGGCGCAAGTTATAGCGACCAGCATTGAAAACACTGTAGACGCAGAAGCCCAAGCAGACTTTTACTTAGGACTTCGAGCTTATCCGCAAGCTCAATTCCAAGCCATTACTTTCACTCTTGGAAATGACAACATCGACGACACAGATCGCGACGCACTGCTTAACGTCTTTATGGGACTTCCGTTAGACATTACCGATCTTCCGCCGAACATTCTTCTGGGACGCTTTCAAGGATTCGTCGAAGGCTGGACGTTCTCAGCTGGTTATAACCGACTCGATCTAACTCTCAATCTAAGTCCGACAGCATTTAGCTTGCAGTCGATGAAGTGGGAGAATGTAAGTGTCGCCGAAACTTGGAACTCTCTATCCTCTACACTTGACTGGAACAGCGCGACCGTAGTCGCATAAAGGAGCAAACATGGCCACTAGTCCCTTGTTCGGCTGGGAAGAACCAGACGACACAGACCTCGTAAAAGACGGCGCGGCTGCGATCCGTACTCTGGGCAACGCTATCGACACTTCGATGGGCGATCTTCTCGGTGGTACGACTGGCCAGATCCTCAGTAAAGCTTCTAACTCAAACATGGATTTCACATGGATTACTAATGACGTAGGCGACATTACAGCTGTAACGGCTGGAACTGGAATCACCGGCGGCGGAACTTCTGGAGCTGTGACAGTTAACTTCGACGTCGCTAATTATGGCGGCGGACAAGGCGCAGCGGGTAAGAATGCAGTAATTAACGGCGGAATGGATTTCTGGCAGCGTGGGACTTCCAGCTCTAGCCAAGGTTATGTAACAGCCGATCGCTGGTACATGACAGGAGCTTCGACAACTTTCAGCCAAGAAACTTCGGATCTACCTACTGGCTTCCGTTATGCGCTTAAATGCACAATGTCGGGAACGGCGCAGCCTCAGCCTATTTTAACAATTGAAACACAGGACGCGATTAAGTTCGCTAACACGACTGTCGTTCTTTCTTACTATGTGAAGACAAGTAACTCGACTAATGCCGTCCTTCGTTTAGATTATTCCAATAACGTCGACGAAGCTGTTACTGGAACTTATACGACAATTAGCACAGATTCAGCAAGCACTTCGACATCGTGGACAAGAGTTTCACAGACTTACGCTGTACCTTCAACGGCGAAAACTCTTCGAGTGGTAGTCGGTGCGAATGGTAATCTAACAAGCGGACAGACGATCTTAATCGCTGGCGTTCAATTAGAGCGCGGGACTATTGCGACTCCTTTTACTCGCGCTGGTGGAACAATTCAAGGAGAATTAGCCGCTTGCCAGCGTTACTATTACACAGTAGGAACAGGAAGCGGTTTCCCGTTAGTAAATTGCGCCGCTTACAATTCATCAACCGCATACGGAGTCTTTCGTTTTCCAGTAACTATGCGCGTTGCACCGTCTTTAGTGCAAACCACTGGAACAAATTATTTCAATTTACTTGGAAATAATGCCGCGGACGGTTTTGATTCTTTTAGTGGAATTACTGACTCAAATCCTGGTGGTTGCCGTGTTGACATCACTTCAGGAGTGGCAGTAACTCAGGGTTATTCTTATTGGGTACAATTCAACAATGCGGCAGCCAATGTCGCTTTCAGTGCGGAGTTATAATGAAACCAACATACGAGGAATACACGAACGAACTTGGTGGCGATTGCATCAAAGCAACTTATGAAAACGGAGTCGTAATTCTTATTCCAAAAGACCCAACCAATTCAGACTATCAACGCTATCTAAACCCAGAAGCGAAACAATCCACACCGATCGTTACGAGTGGCGAATGAACTATCCAACTGGAACAGCTGCCGCAGTCGTCGAGGTAGCACTGGCCGAAGTCGGCACAGTCGAAGAGGGCGATAACTTAACTAAATACGGAAAGTTCACTAAGGCCGATGGCTTACCTTGGTGCGGATCTTTCGTGAACTGGTGTTTTCATACTGCGGGCGTAAAGCTTCCATCGATGGTCTCAACAGCTGCGGGAGCGCATAAGCTTAAAGAAGTAAGTCGCTGGGTGGATACCGATCCGAAGATCGGCGATCTTGCGTTTATGGACTTTCCGCATGATGGAGTCGATCGTATTAGCCACATCGGAATAGTCGTCGGAGTTAAGCCGAAGTCAGTAATTACAATCGAGGGAAACACTTCGGGAACTGGCGACCAGCGTAACGGCGGAATGGTAATGATTAAAGAGCGGGCATTCGGGAGCGGAAAAGAGATCGTAGGCTTCGGACGTCCTAAGTTCGTCGCCTATGCTGGCGATTATCCGATCGTCGAAGTACCTACTCAATCGGCAACGAAGCCGAAGATTAAGGAGAAGAAAGATGGAAAGCTTAAAAGCGTTACTCGCAAGCTGGGCGCGTAGCTTCTTGGCTGCGTCTATTGCTGTTTACTTGGCGGGAGTGCATGATCCCAAGGCGATCGGAATGGCTGGCTTGGCCGCCGTTCTACCTGTCATTCTGCGCTGGCTTAATCCTAAAGACACAGCTTTCGGGTCTACGGGGAAGTGACTCGAAAACTACTCGCGGGCGGTCTGGCCTTAGTCCTTTCGGCTGGGCTGTCTGCGTGTGGTTATCAGGGCTGGATACGCTACGAATGCCAAGATTATGAAAACTGGAAAGAATCGC